ATGAGAAAGTAGATAACGTTTTAAAAAATTTAACAGAGGACTGGATTATATCTTGTACTAGGGGTGCCAATATGATGGTACCCTTTTTTGGTAAAGGTTATTCATATCATAGAGGATCTAAGACTGTCAATCAAATTGAAAAAGCATTCAAAGATATCAAAGCAAAAGAAAAGATTAGGATGGACATTAACAAATGGTCACCTGCTGACATCTATGCATTTAAAAACTTTGATCCTAAATGTTTGAATGAGGAGATGAGTTTTAAAGGATTGAATCAGTGTATGCAAGAAAGGATACAGAAAGGTATTGCTCTAGGTGTATCTCTGAAGAAGATTGAAGGTGCTGCTAAACCATTAAAGGAAGTTAACTTTGATAAGAAACAAAAGAACACTCAAGAGTTTGATAAGTTTGAGTTCAGTAAGGACTCTATGGATGGATACATTCATTTTAAATCAGGTTCAAAGATACAGTTTAGATCCTTTGGTGGTAAGAAACTAACTGGTTGGCAAGGTGAAGTTAAAGGTGCCTCTGCTAATCAGGGTAAGATATCATTAGGACCTATGAATATTCTATTGAAACAGCATGGTCTAGGTAATAAACAGATACCAACTACAGCAGCAAACAAAGTTAGAAACAATAAATCGCAGGTTATAGATGAGATTATAAAAGGATTTGGGAAGTACAGTACTCACAATACTAAGGTGATTACTCAGATAGTAATGAAGGCAGAGGATCCATGGTTATATTCTAAGTGGCAGGTTGTTAAACTTTTTGATACAGTTTCAGGTATCACTCCAAAGAAAGCAAAGGATAAATTCTGTGAGGATCTATTACTATATGCTGCTAGTCAGTCCAGTCTGTCAGCACCATATTATAAACTGACAGACTAAAAACTGTCACATCACTGATGACAACTAGGGTTTAGTGTGCTATAATAAGGGTATCTGACAGACAAGCATGCCCAACAAGCACCTAGAACATCCAGAAGATCTAATACTATTAGGAACAGATCCTAATGAAGTGTTGGATCATCTTTTTATGGTGCATAAACTTACTACCAAATGGGATGGTGCACCTTCAATAGTATTTGGTAAGCATCATACTAGTGGTAGATTCTTTGTTGGTACGAAGAGTGTCTTCAACAAGAGAATGATAAAGATTAATTATAGTGTCGCAGATATCGTTAGTAATCATGAAGGTGCAGTAGCACAGATTCTTACCGCCTGTTTCTATGCTTTACCTCGTATAGAAGGTATCGTACAAGCAGATTTTATCGGGTTTGGAGGTTCTGATCGCTACTGCCCCAACACGATTACTTATAAGTTTCCCTCAATTTTGAAACAAGACGTAATCATTGCACCACATACAGCATATAATGAGGTTAGTCCTACTGCTGTACCTATCTTTGGTGTTAAGTTACCATCAACTGATACATGTTATTGTATAGATACTGAGACATGTACATTAGATGTGCCTTTTAAAGCAAAAAGTTTAATTCAAGCAGCAAGATTGTTGGTTCCATTCTGTAAGTTTCCTACTTCAGATTTGAGATCATATTATAATAAATTTGTTCGTGAAGGTAAAACTCCTACAGCGTCTGAAATCTACTTTAGTTTGCCTGATAAATATAAGTGTGAGGTAAATATAAATACCTTTAGATTATACAATCTAATACTGAATATTAAAGATAATTTACTCGCTGCCATTAAGGTAGATGAGACTGTTGAATACTTACTAAGTGATCAACCTACTACACCAGAAGGTTTTGTTTTAATAGGACCTAAGTATTCAGTGAAACTTGTTAACCGTTTGGAATTTAGTCAAGCAAACTTTAACTTACGTAAAAATTGGAAGCATGAAAAAGTTTAGCGACTTCCTTACCGAAGCAGCAAAATCAAGAGCCGCAGATCAGGCATCAAAACTAGGGTTAAATCACGTAGGGTACGGCTACTATGGTAGTGCCAACGGACAGGTTACCCATCGTTCTGTTAATGGAGTATTAATAGAACTAACACCAGAACAGCAAGCAGCAAAGAATGGAACACCACCAGAACAACAGACTCAACAAGGAACTGGAGAGGAAGAAGGTGGCAACGCGGGCACTAAAGGTGACATATCTATTACATTTGGAAGATTTAATCCACCAACTGTCGGACATGAAAAACTCATTGAGCGACTCGCTTCATCTAGTAAGAGTGGGGAGTACAAGATATATCCCAGTAGGTCTCAAGATCCAGCAAAGAACCCAATAGATCCTGAGACGAAAGTACATTACATGCGTCAGATGTTTCCTGACCATGCCCATGCAATTATTAATAACGAAGAATTTAAAACAATATTTGATGTTCTTAAATCTCTATACAATGAAGGGTATTCTTCTATCAATCTAGTACTAGGTGGTGATAGAGTTGCAGAGTTTGAGAACCTAGCACAGAAATATAACGGTAAACTCTACGAGTTTGAAGAGATCAAGGTACAATCAGCAGGTGATAGAGACCCTGATTCAGATAGTGTAGAGGGTATGTCAGCATCTAAAATGCGTAAGGCAGTAGCAGATGGTGATTATAATATGTTTAAATCAGGAATACCTAAGACACTTAGTGATAAAGAGTGTAAAGAACTCTTTAAAGAAGTAAAGAACTCTATGCAATTGCAAGAGGAAGATGATTTCTCAGAAGCATCTTATGCTTTATATGAGATAGCACCTAAGTTAGATCCCGATGGTCTTAGGGAAGCATATTATGACATGAAGGTCTTTAAAGAAGGTACCTTCATTGAAAATATCAACAGTGGTATTACTGGAAAGATTGTAAAACGTGGTGTAAACTATGTTATATACATTGATGAGCATGATAATGTTTACCGTGGTTGGTTAAAGGACTTACAAGAAGTACTTCCATCTGGAAAGAACTTTGTTTCCTTCAAAAAAACTGATCCTAAAAAAGGATACGCAGATCTTAAGGCATACAATTTTAGTCCATTAGGATTAGAAGGAACACCTAAACTTGCTAAAGCAGTAAGAGATCTGACACCAGGTTTAACAAAAACTATAAATAAAAAGAGCAAGGTAAAAGCAAAATGAACCTACAAGAACTCCCCGATATGACCGATGCCCTTGAGCGTATATATCAAGAGCAGAAAAAGAAAGGAAAGAAAGCCAAACGTTGGTGGGACGACGATGGTGATGGAAAAGGATATGAGAAGGGTGAAGTAGATGGTAAGTTCCCTAATAAGAAGGAGAAGTGATTCATGTTAACCTTAAAAGAATACTCTAAGAAGAAATCTAAGGTTAAGATCAATCCAATGACCAAAGATCTTATGGAAAAACCTGAGTCTCTTCCTAAAGAAAAGAAGGAGATGAAGAGTAAGAAGCTTGATGATAATGAAGGACTTACTGTAGAAGCAAAGGTAGACAAAGGTCGTAGTGACTATGGTAAAGCATCTATCAGAAATTACAGAAGGAAAGGACCTGGCCATGATGATCCAGGAATGTTTGATCCAGAAGGTAAGAGAGGAAAGACAATAGATCAGAGACGGAAAGAGCACAAAGCACGTCGGGGTGTTAAGGGTGCAAAGGTTCCAGCATATAAGAGAGAAGATGCAGAGGTTCTTGATGAACTCAAGACTTCAACGCTATTGAGTTATACTCAATCAGCAACAAACCGTTTAGCATTTGATGGTAAAGGTGACAAGAAATCTATCAAAAGAGCTAAGGGAATTAAAAACGCAGCAGGTAAATTGGCAATGAGAGCAACTGATCCAGATGGTAAGATGGGATTCAATAAGAACCCTAAGAATGAAGCTACACTAGCAACAGCACGTAAGAATATTAAGATGGATCCAGATAAACCTTCCTGTTGGAAAGGTTATAAGGCAACTGGTACCAAGATGAAAGGTGGTAAAGCAGTTCCAGATTGTAAGAAGGAAGAACTTGCAGACGAAGGAACTTCATACGGATTATATAAGGGATCAGGTAAGGCAGGTGGTGCTATGAAAGCATACTTAGATAATAAGGCAAAGAAGTTAGAAGCAAAGAAGAAGAAACAAAAACCAGAGTATGCTAACAATCCTGCGTTTGGTGATCCTTCACATCATTCTAATGCTAAGAATAAAACTGAAGAACTGAAAGGTTTCAATGCATACCTAGAGTCTTCATGTGATACAAAAGAGAAAGCAAAAAATGATGCTGTATTAAAACGTAAAGAAGACCTCAAAGTTGCTAAATATAACACCAAGAAAGAGGAAATTGCTTATGCTGATGCAGAAAAAGTCCGTGAAGAAGTCCAAGAAAAAACTTACTCCACCAAGACTCTGGATGCAATTAAAGCAAAACTTACTGAAAGAGCCACTGCCCTCCACCTAGAATACTCTAAGGTTAAGAAAAAAAAAATTAAACTTGAGGCCACTCGTTTAAAAAAAGAGTTAGGTTATGATGTAGGTGGTACTAAGAAACCATCAGGAAAAAAGGTAGTTGACGCTGCTCTTCAAGCAGCAAAGAAGTCAATAGCAGCCAAGTATGGTAAGGGTGCTATCATGAGAAGTGGTAGTAACCAAGCAAAGAAGGTCAAGGGTGCTAAGTCTACTGTAGGTACTAATAAGTATAAGGATGCAGCAGACAAGAAGAAAGCAACAGCAGCTAGTGCTAAGAAGCGTGGGTTTAAGTCTACACAAAATTACGTAGACACAATGGCACGTTACGGTGGCAAGAAAAACTACGACAAAGGTAAAGGTCTTGGAACTTAACGAGAAACCAAATCCATATGGTAAGCGAGCAAAACTCAAGATGCTTATCAAAGGGTTTGCCGAAAAGCAAAGAGCAAAGGCAGGTGTCACAAAAGAAGGTACTTCTTGTGGTGAAGGAGAGTATTTCTGTCGTGATGAACAGAAGTGTAAACCTATACCCAAGGGTCACCATGTCATGAAGGATGGTACTCTTATGAAGGGTGAGACCCACAAGGAAGGTGCTGCTTGGACAAAGAAAGCAGGTCAAAATAAGGAGGGTGGACTCAATGAGAAGGGTAGGAAGTCTTATGAACGTGAGAATCCTGGCTCAGATCTAAAAGCACCAAGTAAAAAGAAAGGTAATAAGAGGAGAGCATCCTTTTGTGCTAGGATGAAAGGTATGAGAAAGAGACAGAAACCATCTAACAATACAGGTGATGATAGATTATCTAAGTCACTAAGAGCATGGAACTGTGAGTATGAACCAGTTGGTACACCCATAGTAGAGACTACTAAGTTAAAGGATGAACTCATTGCTGGTGCTCAGAAAAGACATGCTGCTGCTAAGAAGAAAAAGTTTGGAGCATTCATGGGTGATGCTAAGAAAGCAAAGGAAAGGATAACTAAATCTGAGAAAGGTGTCAGATTTTACGATAAGAAGGGATCAGGATTCATGAGGGGTGGAAAGAAGAAGTACGATTGAGGCTATATAATGTAGCATGCAAAATTAATTATGACTAAATTTTTACTTCCTATCGCTATCAACATCATAGACAAAGCGGTAGACAAAATCCCAGAAGATCTAGAAGGTAAGATCAAGGAGTTCATTATCGGACTACTTAAAAAGGCTGCTGCCAAGTCAGGGAACAAGGTAGATGATCAGTTAGTAGCCGCTTTAGAGAAAGCACTTCTAGAGTCCTGATCGTTATAAATAATATCAATAGACAAATATTTTAGGGGATATCAAAATGGCTCTATGGGGAGTTACTGACGCAGCAGAGGACAAGCCTAAGTGGGCTGTAGAAGGCGGTGCTGTTGATCCAAGTAATGTATTTGCCACCGCACAAGGTTGGGTATTACGTCATTATAAAGCAGCTGATAAGTCATCATACTGGGACGAAGTTCTAGTAGCAACTGATGGTCTTGTTGGTGCTGGTGGTCGTGGTACAGATACCCTAGGTGAAGCAGATATCACAGCAGTATTCTTTGAGGAGAGTACATACGCAGCCGCTGCAACTGGTACAGTTATCGTTATCTACAACGAACTCGTTGATGTAACTAACGGTGCTACTCTTGTAGTTACTAACACTACAGACAGTGCAAGTATAACTGCTACTGCTGCTGCACAGACAGGTACAAACCGTGTTGAATTTACATTCACATGTGCTGCTGCCGACAAGGTACACACTATTGGTGCTCAAACAATTTCTGGAACAATTAAGGACGCAGGTACAAACACTGCATCTGATAAGGTGTTCGTTTTAGGAGATACAATAGGAGCAGGTGGTTCTGGTAGTACCAAAACAATCACTACGACTTAATCATTAGATGAAATTTGGTGAACTGAATACCGAAAACTATATAATGTTCGCCATCAAAAATTATGAGAATCCTCACAGTGTTACTCGTGAGGATTTTGATGAAGACATGAAACGATTCAAATACCTCAAGAGATTACTCAAGAGGTATTTGCGTGGGGGACCTCTGAGAACCCACTTAATCATTAATCATTTGATTGTTCTTTATAATGTTTTTGATGACGCTGCAACACCATTACTTCTTTACAAATTTGAAAAAGAGTATTGGCCACTGTTGCGAGCATTTTTAGAATACCTAAACAGATTTCCTGAACATTACATGGACTGTTTAGAATCTGACCCAGACGTTGTTAAAGATCTGAACAAGTTATGATCAACGAAGAACCTACAATGAGTGTTGGAGCAGGTGGATTTACAGGATCCGCAGCTGCAACAGGTCCTAATGCAGGTTTTGATCCTATATTAGACTTCCGTAAGAAAGCTAATGCTAAGATAAAAGATCATCCATTTGTCAGTGAGTATAGAAAGGCACGTCCTAAGAAGGTCAAGAAGGAAGCTGTTACCCCTAATGACGGTAAGGTAAAGAACAAAGTTAACCCTGCTATGCCTAGTAGGTTACTACAATATAAGGTCAAGGTACCTGGTGTAGGAGAAACTATTGTTTATGCTAACAATCCTTCTGAACTTAGACAGAAGATGCGTCTACTCATTAACCCTCGTTACAGAGGTGATGTAGAAATTGATAGAGTGTTTCCTGGTCAAGCAGCAAAATTTTATATGGACAAGCGAATGAAAGCTATGAAGAACATCCCCGAAGAGTTTGTCCTTGAGGATCAAGACAAGCAAATGAAACAGCAACTTGCTCAACAGAAGGTGCAGAATCTTAAGAAGAATGCACAACTTAAGAAGCAAGAGATTCAGAAAACATTACAAAAGAAGACTGCTAACCTTAAGAGGAAAGCAAGAGTAGGTACAGATGTATCAACTCAGAACGAAGAGTTTACTAAGAGTGGTAACCTAGCAAAGATCAAGAGTTGTGCTGATGGTGGATGTGCAGGTGCTATCAAGTTCCATACAGGAGAAGAGTTTGAAGTGACTCCTGATGTAGCTAAGAAAGTTATGACTGCATTCTCTTCCCTTGGTGCTCGTAAGAATCAAGCAAAGTTTAGCAATGCATGTAATGAGAATCCAGATATGTTCAATCGTGTCCTAGCATTTAGTAATCCACAAGAGTAATGGCTGAGAGTATTAACACTGCTATAATAGAAAGACTTGAGAAAGTCGTTAATACTCTTCAAGACAACTCAGTCAAGATGGGACAGTTGCTTGCTGTTCATAATGAGAAACTAGATAAGCAAGATCGTATAGACGCTGTTCTATTTGAGAAAGTAGATAGTCTTCATAGAGAAGTAAACCGTAAGGCAGAGGAGATAAAGAAGGGTTGTGAAAGAGATATACGCAAAATTGATGATCGTCTACGTCTCATGGAGAAGAAGATGTGGACTATTTTTGGTGGTCTTACTGTTATATCTGTCTGCGTGTCTCCACTCGGACAAAAAGTAATTAAGCAGTTGACAGGAAATGATAAGAGTGTTATGATAAGGTCTGAGTTAGTCGCGTATGAATTACATAGAAAGCAAATACGTGAACCTTCTCAGTGGAAGACTGGATAAATTTGTTCGTAAGAAGGATGGGTTGTGGAATTTTAGATGTCCTTATTGCGGTGATTCAAAGAAGTACAAGAACAAGGCACGAGGATATTTCATCAGAGTAAAAACTGATTTGGTATACAAGTGTCACAATTGTGGTGTGGGTAGATCCTTTTCCAATTTTCTTAAGGAACAGGCAGTTGACCTACATGATGAGTACATCATGGAACGCTATAAGGAGGGTCTCACTGGGAAAGGTAGATACGTTAAAAGTCCAGAGTCTTTATTTACTGTTAAGAAGCCGAAAACAATTAAAATTCCTGACGGTTTACAGACCATTGCGAGTCTAAATAAAGAACATCCCGCTAAAGATTATATTTTAAAACGTGGCATCCCAGAAAAGTATCACACTGAATTATATTATGTTGAAAAGTTTCAAGCATGGGTTAACACACAGAAGTATACATATTCAAATGAGTCTCTAAAATACGACCACCCTCGTGTCATCATACCGTTGATAGAGGGTGGTTCTTGGTTTGGATTTCAAGGTAGATCTTTGGATCCTCAAGACAAGATGAGATATGTTACTGTCATACTAGATGATGAGAAGAAAAAGATCTATGGTTTAAATCACTGTTCCTTTGATGAAACATTATTTGTTACAGAAGGTCCTATAGATTCTTTGTTCTTAAAAAACTCTATCGCTATGGTAGGAGCAGACGTTGACTGGACATTTGCTGAGGAAAAGAACGTGGTGTTCATCTATGATAATGAACCACGTAACGAGCAGATTGTGAGACGTATGCAAACGGTAATAGATAGAGGACTTAGATTGGTCATTTGGCCACAGAAAGTTCAGCAAAAGGACATAAACGATATGGTATCAGCTGGACATAACGTTCAAAGTATAGTAGAATCAAACACTACTAGCGGATTACAAGCACAATTAGCATTAAACGATTGGAAACGAGTACTATGACATTCTCCACCGACATAAAGGTTGTAAAAAGAAACAAGAAGGTTGAACAGATCAACCTTGAAAAGGTACACAAAATGGTGGAGCATGCCTGTGAAGGTCTTGCAGGTGTGTCTGAGAGTCAGATTGAAATGAACGCTAACATACAATGGTATGATGGTATTAAAACAACTGACATTCAGGAAATTCTTATAAGATCTGCTAATGATTTGATCTCATTAGATAACCCTAACTATCAATTTGTAGCAGCAAGACTACTATTGTTTGCACTCCGTAAGAGTGTCTATGGATGTCACCCTGATGACCGTCCTCCTATAGTAGAACATCTTGAAGGTGGTGTTGAGTTAGGAATATATGACGAGACATTACCATCTGCATACAGCGATGAAGAATGGGAACAGATTGACTCATACATAGATCATGATCGTGATTTCCTGTTCACTTATGCAGGACTCAGACAGGTCGTAGATAAATATCTAGTACAGGATCGTAGTAGCAACACAGTATACGAGACACCTCAGTATATGTACATGCTTATTGCTGCAACACTCTTCAAAAATTATCCAGCAGATACTAAAATAGATTATGTCAGAAGATACTACAACGCAATCAGCAAGCACAAACTCAACATCCCAACACCAGTCATGGCAGGGGTCAGAACACCCATTCGTCAATTTGCATCTTGTGTTCTGGTTGATGTTGATGACACCCTCAATAGTATCTTTAGTTCTGATATGGCTATTGGCAAATACGTCGCACAACGTGCTGGTATCGGTATTAACGCGGGAAGAATCAGAGGGATCAATTCTAAGATCCGTGGAGGAGAAGTTCAACACACAGGTGTTGTCCCCTTCCTTAAAAAGTTTGAATCAACTGTCAGATGCTGCACTCAAAATGGCATCAGAGGCGGTTCAGCGACAGTCCACTTTCCTATCTGGCATCAAGAAATTCAAGACATCATTGTTCTCAAAAACAACAAAGGAACAGAAGACAACCGAGTAAGAAAGCTTGACTACTCTATTCAAATATCAAAGTTGTTCTATGAAAGATTTATCAAAGGTGGTTCTATTAGTCTTTTCAGTCCTCATGATTGTCCTGGGTTGTATGACTCTTTCGGTACTGAACGTTTTGACGAACTCTATACCAGATACGAAGGAGATGAAACCATCTCTAGACACACCGTTGATGCCCAAGAATTAATACTTGACCTCTTAAAAGAAAGAGCAGAGACAGGTCGTATATACATCATGAACATTGATCATTGTAATAGTCATAGTTCATTCCTAGACAAGGTGAACATGAGTAACCTATGTCAAGAGATCACTCTACCTACCACACCTATTAACCACATAGATTCTAGTGATGGTGAGATAGCATTGTGTATTCTATCTGCTATCAATGTAGGTAAGTTGAATAGACTACAGGACATGGAAGAACTATGTGATCTCTCTGTCCGTGCATTAGATGAACTCATTGACTATCAAGAGTATCCAGTTGAAGCAGCAAAGGTTTCAACATTAGCAAGACGTTCTCTTGGTATAGGTTACATAGGTCTAGCACACTATCTTGCTAAGAACAAAGTCAAGTATGAAGACCCTGCTGCATGGAGTTTAGTACATGATCTAACAGAATCATTCCAGTACTACCTACTCAAAGCATCTAATGAGGTAGCAAAAGAGAAGGGAGCATGTGACTATTTTAACAGAACTAAATACTCTCACGGTGTTCTACCAATTGATTCATATAAGAAAGAGGTAGACGAATTAGTTCCAAATAATTTAAAGCATGATTGGGAATCTCTTAGATCATCTATCATATCCAACGGTTTACGGCACTCAACATTGTCCGCACAAATGCCTTCGGAGAGCAGTTCCATTGTGTCAAACGCAACAAATGGAATTGAACCACCTAGAGACTACCTGTCCGTTAAAAAATCAAAGAAAGGACCTCTTAAGCAAATTGTTCCCGCCTATGGTCATCTAAAGAATGACTATACATTACTATGGAACATGCCTAGCAATGCAGGTTATATTAATATTGTAGCAGTGATGCAGAAGTTCTTTGATCAAGCGATCAGTGGTAACTGGAGTTATAATCCAGAGAACTATCCAGACTCTGAAGTTCCTGTTAGTGTAATGGCACAGGATCTTCTTACGTCTTATAAGTATGGATGGAAGACTTCTTATTATCAGAATACATATGATGCTAAGAAAGATGTAGATGAACCAGCACATCCTATTGGTTGGAAGGATGACGTAGCTGTTAACAACCTAATCAACGAAATACTAACTACCGAGGAGGAGATTTGTGACAGCTGTGCAGTCTGAACCAACTGGTATGACAGTGTTCAATACGAACAAGGTCAATACTAAGAAGCAACCAATGTTTTTTGGTGCTCCATTAGGAGTACAGAGATACGATACATACAAGTATCCTACCTTTGACCGATTGACTCAACAACAGTTGGGTTATTTCTGGAGACCTGAAGAGGTATCACTTCAGAAAGATCGTTCAGATTATGCACAACTAACAGATCAACAGAAGCATATCTTTACTTCTAATCTGAAGTACCAGATCATGTTAGATAGTGTACAAGGTAGAGCACCAGGTATGGCATTCCTTCCTTACTGTTCTTTACCAGAACTTGAATCTTGTATGGAAGTGTGGTCATTCATGGAGATGATTCATAGTAGATCTTATACTTACATAATTAAGAACGTTTATTCAGATCCATCAGAGGTATTTGATCAGATCTTAGATGATGATAAGATATTATCTAGAGCATCATCCGTTACTAAATCTTATGATGACTTTATAAACTATGCTCAGTCATGGGGTCAAGGTAACTTATGGAAACAAGATTCTAAAGGATCCCCATCAGCAGTATGGACATTGAAGGATCTAAAACGTACACTTTATAGAGCAGTCGCTAATGTTAACATCCTTGAAGGTATTCGTTTTTACGTGTCTTTTGCTTGCAGTTTCGCTTTCGGTGAGCTCAAGCTTATGGAAGGGTCTGCAAAAATCCTTTCCCTCATTTCCAGAGACGAATCACAGCACTTGGTTCTTACACAACAGATTTTAAAGAACTGGTCTCAAGGTGATGACCCTGATATGTTAGAAGTTATTGAGGAAGAGAAGGAAACTGTTATTCAAATGTTTAAGGATGCAGTAGATGAAGAGAAAGCATGGGCAGACTATCTGTTTCAAGATGGTAGTATGATAGGATTAAATGAGAGACTACTAGGACAGTATGTTGAATGGATTGCTAATAGAAGAATGAAAGCAATTGGTTTTGAACCTATCTATGATGTGCCTTTGAGAAATAACCCACTCCCTTGGACTGAGCATTGGCTCAACTCCAAAGGTCAACAGAATGCTCCACAAGAAACAGAGATAGAATCTTATGTTGTAGGTGGCATCAAGCAGGATGTTAAAAAAGATACTTTCGCAGACTTCTCATTATGATTTCAGTTTTTGAATTACAACTCGCAAGAGATTTTCTATTCGGTTCATGTCCACCAGTATATACTTTACCTGGTACATGGACTAAGTGTAATGCACTTATACCACACTACAATGCCAATCCAAACATCACGTTTGGTATATCAGTTGCAGTAATCACAATATTACTAGCAGGTTTTGGAGTGTACAAAGCATTCTTTAACAACAAAGAACTAGCAGACCCTTGGGATGATCACGACGATT